GTGCGGTTACCCACGCAAGCAAAAGCCGAATCGCTGCGGCCATTGTTGACAAGGACGGCCAGCGATGGCTTGACCGTGATCTGGCGCTGGAGCTGTGGAACAAGAACACGAGAGCCACAGCCAATAGCAAGGTGTCACCACCGGCGGATCCAACACCGCGCGAGCTGAAGCGCCGGGTGGAGGCGCTGCCAGATGATGAGATCCCGGACCTGAATGAAAGCCGTGCAAGGCGTGAGCACTACCAGGCCGAGCTGGCCAAGCTGCAGGTGAGCCAGCAGCGCCGCGAGCTGATCAGCGCCGATGAGGTGAAGAAAGAGGCGTTTGCGCTGGGGCGCAGCATCCGCGAAGCACTGGCCAACCTGGCGGACCGACTCAGCCATCAGCTGGCGGGCGAGACGGATCCGGTGGTGATCCATGAACTGCTCAGCCAGGAGCACCGCGCGGCACTGTCGGAGCTGAGCGAATGAACGCATACCGCGGCGGCTTCCTCGATGGGCTGCGACCTGACGCGCGGCTGACGGTCAGCGAGTGGGCCGATCAGTACCGGATGCTGAGCAGCAAGGCCAGCGCAGAGCCGGGGCCATGGCGCACAGGGCGCACGCCATACCTGCGCGAGCCGATGGACTGCCTGAGCACGGGGAGCACCGTGCAGCGAGTGGTCATGATGTTCGCAGCGCAGACCGGCAAGACCGAAGCCGGCAGCAACTGGCTCGGCTATGTCATCCATCATGCACCGGGTCCACTGCTGGCGGTGCAGCCCACGGTTGAGATGGCCAAGCGCCTGAGCAAGCAGCGCCTTGAGAGCATGATCACCGATACGCCGGTGCTGGCGGAACGGATCGCACCTAGCCGCAGCAGGGACAGCGGGAACACCATGTTCAGCAAGGAGTTTCCAGGTGGGATGCTGCTGTTGACCGGCAGTAACTCAGCAACCGGACTGCGATCGACGCCGTGCCGCTACATCTTCCTCGACGAGGTGGACGCATTCCCTCTGGATGTTGACGGCGAGGGCGATCCGGTCAGCCTGGCCGAGAAGCGGGCGACGACGTTCGCGCGGCGGAAGATCCTGCTGACCAGTACGCCGACCATCAAGGACTTCAGCCGTATCGAGGCGGAGTATGAGCGCAGTGATCAGCGCCGTTACTTTGTGCCATGCCCAAGTTGCGGCGCGATGCAATGGTTGAAGTGGTCGCAGCTCAAGTGGGAGAAGGATGATCCGAGTAGCGCGGCATACGAATGCGAAGCGTGCAAGGAGCGATTCGGGGAACTGCACAAGCCTGCCCTGCTGCGTGGTGGTGAATGGCGCGCCACTGCGCCTGGCGATGGCGGCAAGACTGCTGGCTTTCAGCTGAGTGGGCTCTATTCGCCGCTCGGCTGGCTGAGCTGGGGCGACATGGTTGACGAGTTCATGCGCAGCAAGGCGGATGCGCCGATGCTTAAGAGCTTCGTCAATACGCGACTGGCTGAGACGTTCGCAGAGGACTACGCCAGCAAGGTGAGCGCCACTGGATTGATGGAGCGCTGCGAGCATTACAAGCCCGGCACTGTGCCTGATGGCGCGTCGGCCATCACGGTCGGCGTTGACGTGCAGGACAACCGGCTGGCGATCAGCGTCTGGGCATGGGGACGCGACGAGGAAGGCTGGCTGCTGGATCACCAGGAGATCCACGGCGACCCGAGCCGCGCAGACCTATGGAAGCAGTTGGATCAGCTGGTACTACGCGAGTGGCCGCACGCGCAGGGCCATGGCATCCGACCGCATGTGGTAGCGATCGACAGCGGCGGCCATTTCACGGCGGAGGTTTACCAGTACGCACGCGAGCGCGGCAGGCAGGGCGTGATTGCGATCAAGGGCGCCAGCCAGCGCGGCAAGCCACCGATCGGCAAGGGCAGCCGGGTGGATCTCAACGCCAAGGGTCAGACCATGAAGCGCGGCGCAGTGGTGCATCCGGTCGGCAGCGACACGATCAAGACCACACTGTTTGGCCGGATCAGGCATAGCGAGCCCGGCCCTGGTTACCTGCACTTCCACATGGATGCAACGGTTGACTACTTCGAGCAGCTGACCGCCGAGAAGCAGGTGCTGCGGTACAACCGCTCAGGATTCCCGGTGCGCGAATGGGTCAAGAAGCCATCAGCGCGGAATGAGGCGCTCGACTGCCTTGTCTATGCCTATGCGGCGCTGTGCCATCTCTACACCCGCTACGACCGCAAGACGATATGGGATCAACTCGACAAGCCGGCAGAAGCGCGCGCGAAGCCATCGCTAAGATCAGCTAAGGCTGGTTCAGCCTTCCTTAGCAACTGGTAGCAGTGAACATCCCTGCGGCAATCCGAGCCGGTGACACGGTGAAATGGCGGGATGATGCCAGCGTGGATGCGTTTGGCGCTGCCGTTACTAGCAGCACATGGACGCTGACGTATTACCTGCGCACCAATACCGCAAGCGAAGGCGCAACGATCACCGGCACTGCATACGGCCAAGGCTGGGAGCTGACCATTGCCGCCGCCACGAGTGCTGGCTTCGACGCAGGGCAGTGGTACTGGCAGGCGATTGCAACTGCCGGCAGCGAGAAGCTGACACTCGGCGCTGGGCAGCTTGAGGTGCTGGCGGCGTTGAACTATGCCGGCACGCCTGGTGCATTTGATGGCCGCAGCCAGGCGCAGCAGGATCTTGATGCGGTGCAGGCTGCGATCCGCGCGATGGTATCGGGCGGCGCGGTCGCTGAGTACACCATCGGCAGCAGACGGCTGAAGAAGCTGCCGCTAACGGAGCTGCTGCAGCTAGAGGCCAAGCTCAAGTCCGACGTGAAGCGTGAGCAGGCGGCAGAGCTGGCCGCCAATGGCCTGGGCAATCCCCACAACCTATTCGTGAGGTTCAGCTGATGGCCAAGAAGCGCAGGCAACAGGCGACACCATCAGCACCGCGGCGGCGGATGTACCAAGGCGCGCAGTTCAGCAGGCTGACTGCGGACTGGGTGACGGGTAACACCAGCGCCGACAGCGAGATCTACGGCAGTGCGCAGAAGCTGCGCGATCGTGCGCGGCAGTTGTGCCGGGATAATGACTATGCGCGGCAGGCATTGCGCGCGATTGAAGGCAACGTGATCGGGCAGGGCATACCGTTTCAGTCGCAGGTGCGGATGCAGCGCGGCGGCAGGCTTGACACTCAGGTCAACGATGCGATCGAGGCGGCATGGCGCCAGTGGACAACTGCGCGGCATTGCCACACCGGCGGCAAACTGAGCTTTGCCGACATTGAAAGGCTAGTGATTCGCGCCTGCGCCGAGAGCGGCGAGGTGTTCGTCCGACTTGTGCGGCAGAGCTTTGGTGGCAGCACTGTGCCGCTGGCGATGGAGGTGATCGAGGCAGACCAGCTTGACGATGGTCTCAATGGCCGCAGCCAACAGGGAAACGAGATCCGCATGGGCGTGGAGGTTGACGGCTGGGGTAGGCCGATCGCGTATCACTTCCTGGCGTATCACCCGGGCGATTACCAGTTCAGCAACCAGCAGATCAGCACGCAGCGCCACAAGCGCATCCCGGCCGAGGAGATCATTCACCTTTACCGCGCCGAGCGCCCCGGCCAGACGAGAGGCGTCACATGGTTTGCCAGTGCAATCCAGCGACTACACCACCTGGCGGGTTACGAGCAGGCCGAGGTGGTGCGTGCTCGGGCCAGCAGCGCGCTGATGGGCTTCATCACCAGCCCCGAGGGCGAGCTGATTGGTGATGACGTGATGGATGGTGAGCGCGTTTCAAACTTCGAGCCCGGGGTCTTCAAGTATCTGAATCCCGGCGAGTCGGTCACGGTGCCGAGCCTGGACAGCCCCGATGGCCAGTTCGAGCCATTCCTGCGCGCGATGCTGCGCGCCATGGCTGCAGGCATCGGCTGCAGCTACGAGACGATCTCGCGCGACTTCAGTCAGACCAATTACAGCAGCAGCCGGTTGAGCCTGATTGAAGATCGTGACCACTGGCGGATTCTGCAATCGTGGATGATTGAGAACTTCCATCGCCGCGTGTTCCACGAGTGGATTGAGCTGGCGGTGCTGAGCAATGCGTTATCGCTGCCTGGTTACGAGCTGGCGCCCGAGCGCTTCAAGGCTGCGCGCTGGATGCCACGCGGATGGGCATGGGTTGATCCTGCCAAGGAAGTGGCCGCATACAAGGAGGCGGTGCGGTGCGGCTTCAAGACGCTGGGCGAGGTGGTTGCAGAGCAGGGCGGGGATCTTGATGAACTGCTGCTGGCGCGGCAGAGCGAACTGGCGATGCTTGATCAGATGGGCATCGTTGTGGACAGCGATCCAACGCAGGTAACCGGCGCCGGCCAGCAGCAGATGCAGCCATACCCAGAGACGCAACCGCCCGCTGAGGAGACTGCCTAATGGCCAACATCAACGGCACCGAGATCAGCCTGATGCCAACCGCTGGAATGCGCGAAGAAGCTGAGCGCTACCGCGCATGGAAGGCTGATGGCGAGCAGGGCGGCACTGATGTGGCAGCCACCAGGGCATCGCAGATCCTGAGCGGTGATGAGCTGTCACCCGACACCGTGATCACCATGGCGGCATGGTTTGCGCGGCATGAAGTGGACAAGCAAGGGCAGGGCTTCAGCCAAGGTGAAGATGGCTATCCGTCGCCCGGCCGTGTGGCATGGGCGGCATGGGGCGGCGATGCTGGCCAAAACTGGTCTACATCCAAAGCCGATAGGATTAAGGCACTGCAAGATCGCACAATGGAACGACCGTATCCCAATGAGCACGCGGCGCGATTGACCGATCCTGATCAATACGATGAGATCCGGCGCGTGAATGATGAAGGAGGCCCGGGCGTTGACTTCATCTATGGGATCAAGGATGGCAATACCGAGCTGCAGGCCATTCGCTTCGATGCAGCACGATTCAGCGCCGACGAGGCCCGGCAGTGGCTGAGCGAGCATGACATGCAGGAGATCCTGTTCGAGGTGGCAACCGGCGAGCGGATGCAGCGTTCAGCGCCTGTGGCCTTCAGCCGTTCAGCGCAGATTGCGGAAGATGACCGCACGCTTGAGTTCCCATTTTCAAGTGAGTATCCCGTTGCGCGTTACTTCGGCAATGAGATCCTGGCCCACACCCGCGAGGCCGTAGACCTTGCGCGGTTGAACGATGGCGCGCCGCTGCTGTTCAATCATGACCCGGACAAACTGATCGGCGTGGTTGAGCGCGCATGGGTGGATGAAGACCAGAAGCGCGGCTACGCACGCGTTCGCATGAGCCGCAATCCATTCGCGCAGGAGGTCATGAACGACGTTCGCGATGGCGTGCTGCGCAATGTGAGCTTCGGCTATGCGATCAACGACATGGAGCAGCGCGGCGAAGACTTTATCGTGACGCGATGGAGCGCGCACGAGTTATCGCTAGTGTCAATTCCTGCCGACCCTACAATTGGCGTAGGGCGTTCACTGGATGCTCCGGTCGCGGCCACAGCCGCATCACTTGTCCCAACTTCTACCGACATGGAAGACACCACCACCGATCTGATGGCGGTGCGGGCTGAAGCGGCTTCAGAGGCTGCCAAGGCTGAGCGCACCCGCATCTCTGGCATCACTGCTATCACCGAGAAGCATGGCATGGCCGACCTTGGCCGCCAGCTGATCGAATCCGGCCGCAGCCTTGATGAGGCCCGCGCTGCTGTGCTTGATCAACTTGGCAGCAAGGCGCAGCCTGTCAGCGAGTCCGCTGGCGACATTGGACTCAGCGCCAAGGAAACCCGTGAGTTCAGCTTCCAGCGTGCAATCAATGCACTGGCCAACCCTGGCGACCGCAAGCTGCAGGAGGCCGCGGCCTTTGAACGCGAGTGCTCCGAGGCTGCCGCTGCACGCGCCGGCAAGGTTG